TAGTATGGAAACAGCTACCACCGCAACAGGATTCGCAGGACTCAAAAACCTCTCGTACGTGGTGGCTTTTCTCGTTGCGTCGCGGTGGCTTGGGTTTGAGCCTGAGACAATCTCTGTCCTCGTGGCTCTCATGGTTATTGATACCTTCACGGGAATTACTCGCTCCGCCGTAGTTAATGGTGGCACCTCCATCCGTTCGGCTGTTGGTATCAAAGGCTTGCTATCTAAACTTCTCGTACTTGCAGGTCTTCTCTCGTTCGCACTCGCAGTCAAGGGTGTAGGAATGTCTGTAACGGGAACCGCGCAAGGAGTCGTCTACATCTTCATTTTGGCTGAGACTTACTCAATCCTTGGGAACGTACACGCGGCAATGACGCGGAGAGACAAGAGCGAGTACGATGCCATCTCAATCCTCATCCGTATTGTGCGGCGTTCGCTGTACTCTCTTTCTCAAGATTTAGTAGACCCAACACCTAAGGAAACACCTAAGAAAGAACTATGAGCAACCCTTTTGGAACTGGCGCTTTGTCACGGAGACTCGACGTTCGTGACTACAAGATAGGTCTGTCTCAGACTCCTACTGCTATACCAAGCGTGTACATGCCGACTACGAGCTTGCCAGTGAAGATGCAAGGTAAATACGGCACGTGTGGTGCTCATGCTGGCTCCGCTTTCGTCTCTTTCGCCAACTCTCAAGACCTCTCCCCAAAGTATCTTTGGAAGAGAATCAAGCAGACTGACGGCTACAGCCTGAACCAAGGGACTGATATGACTTCAATTTTTAAGACTCTCGCAAACGGCGGAGACTGTCATGAGGCGCTGTGTCCCAATGAACTCGATTCTACGATTGAGGCGTACTCAGACCCATCTGTTATTACAGCGCAGATGGACGACGATGCATATCCTTTTGGCGTTGACCACTATGCTTTCACTGATTATCCTTCGATGCAGCAGATAAAGCAGGCTATCTACCAGAATAAGGTAGTCATTGCTCTCGTTGACTGCGGCGACGGGTGGTATACGAACGCACAGGGGTATGGTTCGTGGCTTGAAAAGGATGTGTGTCCGCTACGCCTTGGACGTTACGACAGCGGCCACTTCGTCCTACTCTGGGGCTATGACGAGAAGTACATCTACTTTAGAAACTCATGGTCTTCAGCGTGGGGTAGGGGCGGTGACGGTTACTTTGACGCTTCTTACATCCCCCACGTAAAAGAGATAGGCGTGGCACTCCCTTCAATCTCCAAGCAGCAGAAACTCGTGAACCTATACACTAAGCTCGTCTTCACGTTGAAAACCCTCCTAGCCTCTCTCACAGCGCAAAAGGCTCACTAATCCACACAACTACCCTTCCAGGCGCGTAGCGGAGAGAGGATAGGGCATACTGTATATATTATCGGCGTAGCAGCATCTTCTATGGAATCAGGACAGATTGCAGCAATCGTAGCGGTTATTGGTCTAATTCTTGCGGCATTCAACATCACAGGTGTCCCAGCGGACTCCCTCACGAAGGTCGTAGATGGCATCCTGGCCGCTGTGACCATCATCGCAGGAATCTACTCGGCATATTCGCACAACGCGAAGAACACGGCCATGACAGCAGCGGGTCTCAAATAGACTATGGCGTATCGTCTCGAGGGGAGTGACATAGTTATCGACGGATGGGAAAACGGCATTGCTGAGTCCCCTTTCAAGGGAATCTCTGACATGCGTGTTGCTAACATCAACAACATCCCAGGCACTGTCGGCGTGGGTTACTCTCTCACGTCTGCCACTCTCTCTGGTGGCGGCTCCTCTCTTGGCAGGCCGTACTACAAGGCAGTTGACACGACTACCCACACATACTACGTCCTTGATACTAACGGCCGTGTTTGGAGCGCACCAAGTCTTGCTGGTACTTTCACGTATCTATCTTCTGGTGACTCACTCACTGGTGCTGGGCAAAGTCAGATGGGACTCGTCTTCTGGCATGGGTATCTTATCCGCTTCCGTAACGACTCGATTGATTGGTACTCTGGTGGTACGTGGCACATCGGTTGGAATCCAGCGACTGGTGGTACTGGTGCTTCTGGCATTATCACTGGAACGGTAACTCACTTCGCTATAGCGGCTCAGGATGACGCAATCTACTTCTGCAACGGGCAATACGTTGGCTCCATCATCTCCAAGGGAACGTTTGACCCAACTTCTACATCAACATTTACTTTTAACTCGCAGGCTCTGGCTCTGCCATACTACGACCAAGCTGTTTCACTCGCTGAAGCAGGCACGACGTTACTTGTTGGCGGTGTGCATAATGCAATCTACCCGTGGGATAGGTTGTCTTCCTCGTACCGCTACCCTATCTTCATCGCTGACCACTACATGAAGAGAATGGTGACAGCTAACAACAATGTATATATCTTCGCAGGCAACACTGACTCTCGTGGGAAGATTTACATATCAAATGGCTCAAACGCAGAACTTTTCTTCAAGATACCAGACCATATTACTGGCTATGTTGAGCCCTATTTTGAGTGGGGTGATGCTATCTGGCATAGAAACAATCTCATCTTCACGTTCTCACCAGCGAAGAACTCCAACCGCGACCTTATTACTGGCTTTGACTACGTATGGGCAGTTGACTGTGACTCAAAGGCGTTTCGCTCAGTCTCTGAAGTTAGTGTTGGCTCTGCAAAGCTCAACGCATCTGTACTCATCGGTGGCGTGTTTAACGATGTACATGCTGGTTTGAACTACGTCATTGGCTGGGACGATTTATCTGGCAACTACGGCATTTCTTCGTCCTCGACAACTGCTGGCGTGAATAGTCTTTGTTTCGTGAAGACAGACTGGATGCCAGTTGGAACCTTCCTCACAAAGAGAACGTTTGAGAATCTTGAGCTCAAGCTCTATAGCCCATTGCAGTCTGGCGAGTCCATCATAGTAACAGCAATCACAGACAAGACCGCCGTCAACTTGGGCACGATGTCCTATTCGGGGGGCGATACTGGATACTCTAAGGTATTTCCCGCGATGGGCTTTGAGAACGCCGAATGGTTGTACTTCCAACTCTCGTTGACGGGTAACTCAGAGACGAGTGGCGTGCGGTTACGCGAGATACGACTACGCAGAACAACATGAACTACGACCAACAGTTTGAAGACGCAGTGATGCGTATCATCAGGAAAAATCAGGACGACCGCATGTTCGGTGTAGTCAAGATTCCTATCCACCAACACACTGGCGTTGACTCGCCGCGTGTCGTGTGGAGCGACTTGGATGGCAAACAGTTCTATCTCTCGCATACAGTGTACGGCGCGGACGCGACCACGGCGGCTAACTTCAAGACCATCTTCACGTTTCCATTCCAAGCTGCCTTGGTGCAGGCTACAGAAGTACACGCAACAGCAGGTACGGATGGCGGTTCCGTCACCCTTCAGCTTGAGAAACTGACTGGTACGACAGCACCTGGTTCTGGCTCTGGCATACTTTCGACGGCATTCAACCTCAAGAGCACGGCAAACACCGTAGTCACCAAGAGAGCCGTATCTGATTTCGTGGCGGCCCTTTCGACGAGGCAGTTTGCTGTCGGGGATAGGTTAGCGTTACTCACATCAGGCACACTCACCTCGCTTGCCAACGTAAACGTGGTGTTAACATTCTCTATATGAGCAAGAAGACAGGTTTCAAGAAAGGAAGCGTCCCTTGGAACAAGGGCCTTCGCGGGTATCGAGCGGGAGTTCCTCATCCTTGGAACAGGATTTATGGCTCGAAACATTGGAGCTTCAAAGGTTCTAATGTTGGTTATCGTGGATTACACCTTTGGGTTGAGTCTGTACTTGGTAAGCCTTCGAGGTGTGAGAGTTGTGGCAAGATTGCTAGTGGACATGGTATGCATTGGGCTAACGTGAGCGGTAAATATCTTCGTGTGGTCAGCGACTGGATACGGCTCTGTCCTAAGTGTCACAGAGACTTCGACTACAACAGAATTACAACCTAGGAAACGGCTTATCAAATCGTATACAACGCTTCGCAACCAGTTTGGAACCCTCACCGCCAACACGACGACGGAGAACCTCGCTTTGGGCGACCAACTCATCAACGATTCTCTCCGCTACCTCACCACTAGGTTCTTCTTCAACGAGAAGACTGCAACCACTGTCACTGTGGCGAATACTCAGGATTACGCTCTTCCGTATAACATCAAGACCCTTGTCAATGTCTTCATCACTATTGGGAACATACGTTACCAGCTTCGAGAAGCTCCGACCAGGCAGTTCTGGGACTCACTTAACTTCGTTCCGTACACTTCGGATATTCCACAGTTCTACTACATCTTCAATAAGCGCCTGTATGTCTTCCCTACGCCGTCTTCTTCGAGTAACACCATCACCTACGTATACAAGAGCCGCTTGCGAGACCTCTCGATGGCTGACTACACGACTGGCTCAGTTTCTGCGACCAGCGGTAGCACATCTATCACTGGCTCTGGTACAACTTTCATCTCAGACATGGCAGACAGATGGATTAGGCTCACTGCTAGTGCGTCTGCTGACCCAACTGGCGATGAACAGTGGTATCAGATTGCATCAGTTTCTAGCACGACGGCTTTGACGCTGTATAACTCTTACGGGGGGAATACTGTCACGGGTGCTAACTACGTCATAGGAGAGATGCCGTTGCTCCCTGAAGACTACCAGGACTTGCCAGTGTATCGTGCTTGCGAAGTCTACTACACGACACGAGTGCCAGATGCTACTCGCGCTGAACTCTTCAAGGGCCTATTCGATAGGGGCTACCAAGACCTTGAGGCGGAGTTTGGCTCGAAGTCATGGAGTGTAGCTATCACACCTAACTCAACCGAGGTAATCAATCCCAATTTATTCGTAAGGAATCTATCTTAGTATGCCAACACAACCACTCATGGTGCAGAATCTCGCAAAGCAGTACGGCTCGGCTGCATCTACGAACAAGGGATTCTCTAACCCTGCTGCAACACCTAAGGCTCAAGCTGGCGGCCTCATCAAAGGCGCACTCAACTTCATGTCAAAGCCTTTCGGCCAGTCTGCACCACCGCCTCTGAAGCCAGTATCGAATGGTGTACAGGCGCAGTTCCCTGGTCTTGGGGGTAAGCTTGAGGCTCCTACTCTTCCTCCTACACAGGTATCTGGTACTTCTAAGGCTCAGACAGCTCCTTTGGCTAAGGCCTCTCCACAGCCGCAAGCCTCGTATACGCCTACAACGACTACCATGAACCCCAACCAGGGCTACTATGGCATGGAACAGTCACAGACTCCTGGCTTCAATCTCCCTCAATCAGTTGACTACAATGCTGGTAATTCTTATGCACAGCCAGCCCCTACTTACATCAACGCACAGCAGACCCCTCAAGCTGGCCTAATTCAGAGTCTGTTGAACCTTCAGAGCCGCATCCAACCTTCTGTTCAGAACGCTGCGGGGCAGATTCGTGACCTTCGTACTTCTCTCGCCAACTCGCTGTATCAGAACAACACCCAGCCTATCCCTATCGAGTTCCAGCAAGGACGAGCAGGGCAGATGATTAACCAAGAAGCTTCACGTGAAGCGGCTGCCAATGGTTATCTACAGAACCTCCTCAGTGGCTACAACGCAGCAGCAGCTCCTCTTAACACAGCAATCTCGGCCTCCGCACCTCTCGCTGGCAATGCCCTCGGCTACGTCACGCCTACAGGCCAGACTATCGGAGATACGCAGTCTCAAGGCTTCGCTGGCATGACGCGCTACGCCCAGGCTCAAAACAACATCTCACAGGGCAACACGTTCGCTCAACAGGCGGCTCCCCTCGCGGCTACTCTGCAACAGATTGACCTTCTGACCCCTCGCCTCACTCAATTCATGACGGAGAACAACCTCAACTCTCAGACTTCTCCTTGGGTGAACCAGCCAATCAAGACATACATGGCTCAGGCCAACCCTGCCGCTGTACAGTCCATGAACGCTATGTTCGTGGAGCTCAAGACGTACATCGCGCAGATTCTTGGCGCGAGCGGTCTGAACCCCACAGAAGTGGCGGCAGACGTGAACAGCTTTGACCCATCATTGCTTCATCCGTCGCAGCTCGAGCCATTCATTACCAACGTACGCAATCTAGGCATGAACCGCCTACAGCCGTTGCAGCAAGCATCACAACAAGCCTATGGAGCCAACTACACAGGCGGGAACCCCTACCTCGGAGCCGCCGCCGATATGTCGCAACCTAACGCAAACTCTACTATCACACCTGGCTATAGTTCCAATCCTCTTGTCCAGTTTGGTGCAGGTGCAGGTATCCAAGCAGGTAGCACTGTCGCAGGTATCGGAGGTCTCGTCGGGGCAGCAGAGAGATTATTCGGACTTGGAGCTAAGTAATATGGATACAGACCTCGTAGCACAGGCGCTCACCAAGGCTATCGCTTACACAGAACAAGGTGGGGCACCAGACATCAACTCCCCATTACAGGGAAAGTCTGGCGAGATGAAGAGTATTTTCCAGTACACGCCAGCCACATGGAAGCACGTCTCTCGCCAAGTGTTCGGCGAAGAGAAGCCTCTCACTGCCGATAACGAGACCTACGCAACGCAGCAACGCGTGAAGTCTTGGTTAGATAAAGGGTACAAGCCAGCCCAGATTCTCTCCATGTGGAACGCTGGCGAAGGAGAACCAGATGCCTATTCGGGCAAGTTTGGGAGCAACACAGGCACCCATAGGGAAGGTGACGCTTCTGTTGGCACTAACTCGTATGGAGTTAGGTACGATGTCCCCAACTACGTTAAGAAAGGTCTTGGATACGCCAAGCAGTTCTACGTTGAGATGGGGCAGAGACAGCAAATTCAGCAAGCGAACCCACAGGCTCAATCAACACCGCAACAGTCTCAGCAGCCTAACCCGCTCACGTCGATTCTAGCTATGCTCAGACAGGCAAAAGCCCCCACAATGGGGGGCCAGCCTGCTGTTTCTCAAGTAGCACAGGGTTCCTAGTCGTCGCTCAAGAAGAACCAAACGAATAAGAGAAGCAAGAGAACGGTAACCATACCTAGTTAACGATGTTGTACTTCTTGCTGACTGCAACTGTGATGGCCGTTAGAACGTCGACGAAGATATTTTTCAAGGCATCTTTGTCCCCCTTTCCTTCGAGGAAGGAACCAATCGCAAGCATCTCGACTTGATGCTTGTCTATTGCCTCATCGAACCCCTCCCAGACGACATTCACAAGTCCATCTAACTTCTTTTTGTTTTTCTTTTTCATAGTTACATGCTTTGACTTAAGGTTCCACGTATAACGAGCTCGAGCTCACTCACTGTTTCGACATTTGAGACCACTGTCGTGATACTCTTCGTCCCAGATACTTCAACAACGATTTCCTCTCCGTTGACTTCGACAACCTCACCTACACACCCTTTCTCGTTGAATGAGCCTTCTGTAACGCGTACGACTTCCCCTACTTGCATACCTACTTCTTCACCTCTTCGTCGAGTTTCGTCTTTGCCGCTGCGACGAGTGAGGACTTGTTAGCCTCGAAGAGAATCGCCATGAGCTCATTCTGCCCTTCTGACGTTAGTTCGAGGTCTCCGTTAATATAACCTGCCTTTACGAGTGCCTGTGTGTCACCGTCCAAGAGCTTCTTCATCATCGTACCTAGTGTCTTAACCATAGATTTTATTTTACCTGTTTCTTTTATAACTTCTGTTAAAGAAAGGACTTCAATGCGCGTGAAGTCACTCTCTCTTAGTACCCATCGGTGTCTCTTACCGCAGTAACAAATGCTTCCACTCCCTTTTCTTGAGTCGTCACTCTCGAAGAGATACACATTACCATCTCTATCTGAGCACTTAACTTGTAATTCTTCTCCTACACGCGGCCCACTTACTCCGTCTCCCCCATTAGTGTTGAGAACACGTATCCAGTCACCTGCCTTTACCATACCTACTTGATAGTTCTGATAAGCTCTGGCGGCGTTGAGAGATGTAGAGGTTGGTCTGTGAGCATGTAGTCACCACTCCACTGTACGTACACGCCATCTGTAGTCCAAAAGAAGATGTATGGATTGCTGCTACCATACGTACCATCCAGCTCTGGTGCTTCAGCGTCGCAATCCCCGTGAAATTCACCCTTGTCACAGTCAACAAACTGACTCTGTGGTGTGAGACGCTTGCCGCCAGATGTTATCTTTCCCTTCACTACGTAGTACGCCATTACGCGGCCGTAGTTAACCAAGTAGATGTAGCTTATCTTGGCTGGGTCTGAGAACGTCGTGAGGCGCTTGCTTATGTTCTGACGTTCCAGTGAGTTTTCAAGTTGAGGCGCTGGCACCTGCGCGAGAAGCTTGCTCATGGTTTGAGCTACTGTCTGCCTCTGTGCTTCGGCTTGCCCCGATGCTGAGTCACAGGGAACCTCGAACCAACCACCACCACATGCGTACGCCTTAGTCCCGATTAGTACTGTTGCAATCGCCACCGCAGCGAGAAACGACACCAATACGTAACGCATACTAGATGTTTTTAAGACTAAAGAATAATGGTAGGCCATCCTTGAAAATAGCCCTGTCAACTTCGTTCGCGTGAGCGTTGTACTCCTTAGCGAGTGAGTTGTACTGCGACTGCTGCCCAAGTACTACCGCTCGCAGCCTCGAGTCTTCCGTCTTGTCTTCAAACGTCCATCCTGAACGTGCTCCTGCTGCCGCCTCGAAGTCTTTGAGGGACGCCTGTGACTGTACGATTGTTAAGTCGAGAGCCTCCAAAGCCGCCTTCCTCTCTTGGAACCAGTGGTAGTTGTACAAGGCGTTGTCTGCGTTGTACGTCTTCTGAATGATTCCTTCATTTGTATTTACCTGCGCCCCGAATTGGAGGAACGGCAGACTGATAAGCCTAAACAACGAGCCAACGAACGACAGTGTCAGCACTCCAATGAGTGCCAACAATGTATACCCAATTACCTTTGCTACCATAGTTGCAATCTAGCTGATAAACCTTGGTTTCTTCTTGTCTCCTTCGTAGTGCAGCTCACCATGACCACAGTGAACGCACTCAAGCCATTCGACGACACCAAAGATTTTGTACTTCCTTCTGCCCGCCATTATGGGGTTACTCTTCTCCCACTCCTGCTGCTGTTTCCTCTCGGACTCGTAGTACTCCTCGACCGACATGACCCTAAACTTCTCGTGGCTGTCTAGGAACCTTGGCTTGATGCGCTTGTACTCATGCGCGCCCTTAGCTTTTCTGCACTCGTACTTCTGCCTCCACTTCCCGCTCGGCCTCTTCCTGTGTTCCGCCGCTAGTTTGTCCAACTCCTTTTGGTTTCTCATGTGAGTCGCCGTACTTAGCTTGTAATTCTTCCTCGAAGATTTTGTCCTCTGCTTTGTCAATCAAGGCTCCAAGAAGGAATATCAAGGGCCATTGAGCAAGAATCAGTGACCAGCTCTTCCACCCGTAGATGCTCGTTGCTGGCAGTCCCACACCTATTAAGTTTATAAGTAGGAACCTGTTGTTGAGGACTCGCCTCCACAGAGGCACAACGCTGGCACGTACCCATCCTGGTGCATCTTTTGGCGGCCCCTCGAATCTTCTCTCTGAAGTGACACTGATTCTCATACTCGTTCCTGAATGTGAGTAATGTACCCGCGAGTCTTGTACACAGTACGGATGGCAGTCTTATCAATCCCCAGAACCTTCTCAACACGTTCTACATCTCCACGGTTGTACTGGTACTCGACGTAAAACTGCTTGATGTTGGGGAAGAAGAACTGATACCCTGCTAGCTTTGCTCCACTGGCTACGTAATGCGTAATCTGATTCTTATCCTCTCGAGTCAACGGCTTGTGTTTGGCTACCTTCATTGCGAGTTGATAGATTGGTTCACGCCTGAGATGCTCAAGCGGTCTGACTTCCCAACTCACGAACTTTCTTGCGATAGTTACGTTTCTCATAGTTTCCCACTAAGATTAGTCATTTAGTAATTTCGTGAGCACAGTCGTGCGGGCGAGGATTTGCTGCACCACGTTAGCTTGCAGAATGTTACCGTTATTAGTCACCTCGCATGAGTACGGTACTTCGACTGTCTCTTCACCGATACTCACTACAGTTTGCGCGTCTACCTATTCCGCCACCGCACGATTGTACTCACGATTCTGAATCCTATTCAGTTTTCAACGTGCGAAGAGGCGGCTATACGCGCTTCATCTCTACTGCGTTTAGTATAGCATCCCCCTTGTTATAACTCAAGAGGGGGGCTGTGGATAACTCACGGCACATATAAGGCTCTATGTAGCCATTTAAGCCTTGCACATTCCGTGAAGGTGCCACCAGATGAGCTCGCCACTCGATAGCCACGTGAACCTACCGAAGTCGTTTTTGCATAGCTGTGAAGTGCAGTTGAGACAGCGACGCTGAAGAATCGCGACGAAGTCACGTTCGAACATTTCCCTATCATCTACCGATGTGAACGACACCTCGAAAGGCTCTACTTTGGTAATCATAGCGTCTTGAGTTTTCTTCTGTCTTCGCTATAGCCTGGTGTGTAACCTAACTCGAGTCGTTTCTGTTGAACTAGCCGTGTCTTATCCGAGTAGTCCTTACCTCTGAGGGGAGGGTTCTCTTCGAGAGCCTGCCTCCAGCTTCTGTCCGCCGTAGCGTACTCCTGTACCAGAGTCGTCAGCATCTCCTTTGTGATTACTCCACTCTCGGTAGCCACACGGACTGATGCGTACTTCTGCATTAGGAGATTAACAATACCCCTATCCTTGTTGCTGCGCTCCCTAAATCGTGGCTCCTTCTTCAGGTAATCCAACACGTCTTCTCGGATGCTCATACTAGCAATAGAAGTCTAGGTATGTGTAATCCTTGTTTTCAGCCTCACTCCAAACTGCTGCCATGATGTCGCCCCAGGCTCTCATCGAGAACTCCCCTACGGTTCCATCCTCGAAGAGGGGCACACCATCTGCGTCGTTCTGGTGCTCTGCTCCAGTCGTCTTTATGTTATTTGCTAGAACTGATTCTCGTATCGCCTCTGCGTACTCCCTCGTTTCTGGCTTGATGGCTTCAATGTAGTCGTTCCATCTATGGTGCGCTTTGCCCCATCTGCCTTCGGCGTCCTTCTTCTCCATATCAATGCCGAACCACCCTCCCATCCCTCCTATAGATTTCTTCTTATCTTCGGCCTCCTTCGCGTCAATCCAACATGTGACTCTCATACGATTATGTCTACTTTTGCTAACGAAGTCGCGTGGTCGTCGAAAGCTAGGTCAATGTCGAATGAAGAACTCTTTCCGAGAACCCTCACCTCTGGCAGAAGACCTAGCTTCCTAGCCCATTCTCTTGCGTAATCCTCCCCTCCACCACTCCATACGAACACAGTGTGCCCTAGCGCCACTAGAGTCTTAAGAATCGCTATTATCTCGTAGCGAGGCACATCACCATTGTCTGTGCGCTTTATGAGCGTGCCATCAACGTCGAACGCGATTCTCTTTACCGTCCTCGTTGGAGCCATGCCTGGATAGTCAACTTGTGTCGCCATACGTCATTCACCTTCTTCTTGTTCCGCCTCCTTTTCTAAGAAAACAGTCGCAAGAAGCGCAATCAGACTGTATACAAACAAGGCTGCTCCCAGTATTGGGTGCCCCGTACTGAACAGAATCGCATCGAGAATCCACATCAACCACAACTGTATCTCCCAGAACTCTGCACGCGTACTCTTTTTCATGGCCTACTCGAGCCTCCACAACACGAAACGCCAGAACATCCGTGTCACAGGAGCTCGTAGTGGTCGTCAACCTTCTTGACTCGAGTCAACGCTCCGAGGTGGAACGCCCTTCCATCGTCCATCGTGCAGTACGAGTACATCCCATCAATGTGGTGGAAAGTCGCCCATCCTTCCGTAAGCCTTAGGCGGCTCTCACATGGTACATCTAGCAAATCCAATTCTTGTAAGTGACTCATATCTCCTTCGTAGTCGTTCCGTATAACTCATCTTCAGTGAGCTGCCCAGAAATTTTAGTAATTGTCGCCTCCATGTCCGCAATCTTCGTGAGAGCTTCCGCTCGCTTGAACTCCATGTCGCTGAGTCGCTCCCTATAGTCGCTTCTTCCTGCTTCTACGAGCTTTGTCAGGGAGGCTATCTGTCTGTCGTAGTCCGTGAGACTGTGGGTAACACTCTCTTGAGCCCGCTGTAGATGCTGCTTGTGTTTTAGGAGAACCTTTGCGACGAATATGTAATCCAACATATCTTTTTAGTAATGATGCCACTTGTAACGCCCACACCTCTGACACTCGTTCCCAAACTCGTAGCCGTACTCTGTCACTTGTCTGGCGTACTTTGGGCCTAGAAGCCAGCAGACGAGTCTCTTCCAAATGTCTGCCATAAATTACACGACTTTAACCCCTGACTCTTCGCCCTGAACCTTCCAGGCGGCTCCTTTGATAACGTTCCCATTCTTGTCTTTCATAGTTCCCTGCGCCATCTTGTCGTCCTCAACCTCTACCTCGAACTCAAAATGGGCCTTTGATACAGGGCATATGCCTTCCCCTTTCCTCGGCAGTGGGAAACCACATCCCTCTAAGGCACATCCGTGGTTGGGGCATTTTGGAGTGAAGCTCGGCTTCGGTTCGTCTACCTTGATGAATGACATATGATTACTATGCTAGGACTTCTTCTAATTCTTCGTCCTTCTCTTTCGAGACTTTCGCCTTTCTGCGCTTCACAGACTTACCTCCTGACACATCCTCTTTGCCGTCTTGCGTCCAGTTATCGCCCCCCATGAGGCCAGAGGTCGAAACAAGGCGCGAGATAGCTGAATCGAAGTGAGTCTTGTAGACAGCCTCCGCATCTTCCGCGATTGCCATACGTGCCGCGTTGAGTATGACGTTCTTAATCTGGCCTCCAGTGAGCTTTGCTTTAGTAAGCTCGTCCTTATCGACATCCTTTCCGAGAGGCATCTTGCTTGGCAAAAGCCTGTCCCATATAGCACGTCGCTCGCTTCGCTTCGGCTTCGCAAACTCAACCATGAGCGAGATTCGTCGCTCGAGAGCTTCGTCGAGGTTCTCCACCATGTTTGTAGCGAGAATAGCGACACCCTCGAACTTTTCAATCTCCGTAAGTAGGGTGTTGACTTCTGAGCCAAGTACCATGCCAAGATTAGTACGTGATTGCACAAGCGAGTCGCACTCGTCTAGGAAAAGAACCTTCCCTGAAGATTTGGCCTCCTTGAACGCCTGTTGGATTGCACGATTTGCTCCGCCTGGTTCCGACGATTGCACTTCGGCGGCGGATACAACGAGAAGTTGCGTCCCTATTGCCTTTGCCATGCAGTTGGCGGCCCATGTCTTACCTGTACCTGGCGGCCCGTAGAATAGGAACGTCATGCCCTTTCCATACTCAATCACCTCACCAAGACCCCAATCCTCAAACAGCTTCTTGGCATTCTTGTGCTGTTTCAAGACCGAGACGATTTCCTTCCTGTTTTGCTCTGGCATCACCACCTTATCCAAGTGAGTGAGGTCAAGCGTGCCGTTGGTGGCTACAACACGAGGAGTTAATAGGTCAAAGCATGACGGTGACAAAGCGTAGAATTCCTCTCCTGTACTTCCATCGGTACTTCGAGCCGAGAAACTTCTTGCGCCAACCTCCGTAACAACGCCCCGCCATCCTTCAGTCGTGTGACGATACTTCGCTCCTGCTTTCGCGTTCCCAATTACCTTGTCACCTACCTCGAACTTTTTTCCCATACTGTCTCCTTTAGGGATGATAAATAATTCAATGACGCGCTTTGTGAGATTCCAGTACCCGCCTGACGGATTCCCATCGGGGGAGTGCAGCTCCACTTTACACGAGGATGGTGTGACGCTTGTGACTACACCAAACGAACTTCCGTTTGCCCTAAAGTCATACGTCCCTTCCGCGTCAACCTCTTCTTTCGTAGCACCTGGCTCGAACTCAATCTCCATTCCGAGTTTCAAGTCACCCATTTTCATAATGCGTACTTTCGTAACGTTTGTAATAAGACGAGCTCCTGCTACGCCGTTAGATATATGCTATCTGCTAATAAATTAACTGTAGCATCCCCCTTGTTACAGTCAAGAGCCCCCCTGTGAATAACTAAATCGACGAAACTAGACGAAACTTCACACGAAAAAAGCGGCCTTGTGAGCCGCCTCTTTCGTCCTTAGCGAGTCCTAAATCTTGTCTTTGTCTCCACTATCAGCCTTCTTCCTTCCAGTGGGCTTCGTCTTTCGTAACTTGCGTATCTCAGAATAGTACCCCTTGGGCTTTGTCTGTTTTACCTTTTCTCCCCCCATCTTGCCCCACGCCACGAACTCGGCGTACTTGCTTTGTTTGTTTTGCATATAATTTCTCTTTCTTGTATAGCTTCCACCAAAGGGCGGGAGGGTTTACCCACTCCTTTGCAGCCTTGAGCATTCGCTCTAACTGCAAAGGTGAGAAGCCCCGCGTCAGCCCTGCTACCTGCCCGTAAGGAACCTTGAGAAGGTCTGCCGTCTCCGCCCTAAGGTGGTTGCTATAAGTGTTAGCGCCGCCTCGTTTCTGTGGTGCCGCCGTAGGAGGAGTAGGGGGTTTGATGAACTTCCCTATCCTCTCCATAGGCTAGAAACCAACAGTGTTACCAAACGGAGTGTCGTCAGCCGTGATGTTGTTCCCACCACGCATTTTTACGTACTCATCCGAAGAAGCCATTTCGTCCTTTACGAACTGTGGGAGGCTATCGAACGTTGACTCATTCCACGCGTCGTACGAGAGAATAACAGGTGGAATTACCGCCTCTGGAGCTACAATGCTTTTCGGCAATGGAGCTGTGCCCTGAATGACTGCGTACGTGTTTCCCTTAGCGCTTGTCTTGTGTCCGACGTTGAGCATACACGTCTTCCCAAGAAGAGCAGATACATCGTAGTCTTCTGCTTCCTCGTCCGTCATGACACCCACGATACCTTCTACTAACTTCCTCAGGTTCGAGCTGCCGAAAAATGACAGTGTGTACTTCTGTCCAATCATGAACGGCTCTTCACCCTTATCTGGGTTGAAGACGTGCACCTCTGTAGGGAGCTCAAAAGCGATGCGAACCTTCTGTCTCTTCTTCAGCTCACCTTTGGGCGTAGTCTCTTCTAACGTTCCAATCTGTATCACTTGGCATACTCGAGCTATGTGGTTCCCCGCAGGGGCTAGTGTGTATGTCTTCTCGGCTTTGGTTGCTTTGATTGCCATATTCTTGATGTTTATAGTGCTTGTAGACACGCCCGCGTTTGCACGCTCGACCTTTTAGGGCTTATACACATAGTAACAAGGGGGGTGCTCTTGTCAAACAGGGGGGGTGTGGATATACTGTGGATGTGTCCTACAAAACACTCGTTTCTGTCTTTGCGGTCACATAAGGCACAAGATAGCTACTTGAAAATAGGAGATGCTCTGACGGGGGCATCTCCTATTCATATTTCGATACGTCTAGGTACTCCTTTTGACTAAAAATCAGGTCTGCGTACGGCGAGTATTTATACTGCCAGTCTGTCTTCTTCAGCTCCACAAGCTTGCCGTCTTCGTCGAAGCGCATAGGAGGGGGCGGCAGCTTCTTACGCTTTGCCTCATTAAGGATAGCGAGCTCTTTCATGACAATGCTCTTGAGCACCTCGTCCGAATGAGCCACATGAAACTCTTTGATGCTCATGTCGTCCTTGGAGATGTAGACGAGCCTCCCTTCCTCACGCTTGAACCAATGTAGGTACGCCCACAATTGGAGCCTGTGCTGAAGTTTAGGTGGGTACTTGTTACCTATATTCCAAAAGTCTCGTGAATGGCATGACTTGAGCTCGAGGACTTCCGTATCTGTTAGGCCGTCACAATGCCCCGAGAAGTCGTGTTTTTTGTCAAAGAAACTTGCCTGCCGCTCCACTTTCACTGTCTTCTCTACTCTGTCCATTACAAAGTCCTCAATCATCCACCCCATCGCAAATACGCGCAGTGTACGCTCGTCAAACGGGTCTCCTTCTGCCTTATCAAAGCGAGCCAAGTACCTACCTGTTAGAGATGAACCTAGCCCCGACGCACGCCAGCACGTCGGGGCTCCTCCTTCTTCTGATTCGTTCTCAGCCCTCAGAGAGCTATCGAGAGCGCTTTGGACGAGTCTTGGGTCTCTTGGTCTTTCGATGCCCTGCATTGCTTCCCATTGTAATGCGAGCGTCGGTCTTTAGCAACCCCCTTGCAATGTTCCCCGCTATGAGTTTGACTTCCTCAGCGTGAGTACTTATCGCTTCGTCCCAGGTGCTAGTACGGAGGCGTTGGCTATGTCCTTGGAGGTCGAAATCTCTTAACTCAGGAGTAACTGCCCTCCAAGCTAAGGTCTCGAAGAGTAGCGGTTTTCCCTCCCCAAAGAACCTGTGATTCATTCCCAAGAAGACTGTAGAGACTACGTAATCTCCAATCTTCGTTCTGGCCACAATCCTATTACTTGCCTCAAACCAAACAGCCCATTTTAACAAGTCTGTCTCGGGAACAATCTTGTTACCTACAAGGATGAACTTGTTATTAGTCTTGGTCTTGGTAGATTCTGTATTGCGCGAGGTCTGCTTCATATTTTTCAAGTTCTGGTGGTAATGCGTATCCCCAACGTTTCAGATACGTGAGCACGCGCTCCTGATTGTCCCTATCAAGCATCGCGTACGCGTCGTATCCCATCCGTATCATGGCGACTTTCTCCTCGATGTAGGACGGGTGTGCCAATTCCCATCCTCCCCCGTGGTGGTCTATGATTACTACGAAACACAGAGCCCCAAACGCCGCTGGGTCTATAGTGGTCATATTATTCGTCGTCGTCGTTTTCCTCATTCTCCTTGTTAATCTGGGCGTGCGCCATTGCGAAGTACGACGCAAGACAAGTCGAGCGGGCCGTGTCGCTCTCTAACTTCGATAGAGCGATGCTACCTGCGATTATCATGCGCCAGTCACGCGAAGTAATCTCCTTCCGTCCAGTTAGCGACTGGATGATGACTCGGAATGTCTTACTAAGCAATCTATAGCGCTTGTTTGCCTTGGCACCGTACACACTCTTGAATAGTTTGGCGAAAATCATCGCCCCCTTCCTAATGTCCTTGTCCGATAGGAACTTACCATGCGAGTCTTCAAACTCACTGAAGACAGCCTCGAGATGTCTTTTCGTACTCTTCTTGCCACGCGACTCGTCCTCATCATCCTCATCGTCTTCGTCGTCTTCATCGGCAGAGTCAAGAAACTTGTCCATGACTTTCTCTCCCTTCTCGAAAAAGTCGTCTATGGCTCCTTCTGACGTGTCACCGCCCTTTACTTTCTCGAGAGCCTTCTGTGCATCTTCCATCGGGTCTTCCCCAAGTTTGGAATCAACGTCCTTGGCGATGCTGTCGAAGTCAATCTCCTCTTCGGCGTCCTCTTTTGAGAATTTGAAGTCGAGAGCAAATCCATCAATGTCTAACTTGCGTAGTGTTTCCTTGTTCTCCACCCACCATCTTCCTGCAGCTTCCTTTGCCGCCTGTAGGTCTGTTGTCTCCCCTTCTACAGTCTTGAACATGAGGACTTTACTGGTCTTCCCTTTTTCTCCCATGTCTCGAATCGAGTCGAGAACTACATACTTGCTCTCGAACTTCGGCAGCTTCGAGAACTCTTCCATGTACTCGAGTGTCGTGCCTTTGTCGGCTTCAGGCGAGGCTACCACCTGTAGGTTTGCCTCGTACCCAAGAGCCTTCAGGCTCTTATCCGTTCCTTTCTTTCCCATAGTCTTCGTAGGTTTCTACTGCTAATTTTACGAACTTCACAAGAAGTTCTAATGTCTTCGGGTTTGTGTAGTCAGCGTTCGCCCCTTTCTTCACGTTGCAAGCACGACATAGGTACTGGAAGTTCCAGTCTGCTTCGTACCCCTCGTCCTTGAGTCCAAGGAACACGAGAATACTCATTGGGATGATGTGGTCAACCGTGCAGAAACCTTTACGTCCGCATCCAGCGCAAACCACGTCTGACTCTCTTGCGCGCTTTTGCCATTCGTGCAGTTTTGTGTACTTTTTCCCCTTCATAACTTTTCTGAGCTGATGGTAGCGCACCGACCTTTTCTGCAATCTCTTTCCACTTCTTGTCGTGTAGGTGATTGCCTCTCAATGCGTGCGCTATCTCGTGGAGAATCGTGTCTTCCGCCTCTGCCAGCGTGCTCTTCTTGAGCAACACCTTCGATACCTCTATGGTCTTCGTCTTGAAGTCGCAGGAGCCGTATTCATTCTTCGAGCCCCCTATTGCGAACTTCCATCGCTTACCAAGCTTGTAGACCTTGAAAGCCCACAGAGCGTATTCGGTCGCATCTCCACAATTCATAACTCATTCCTAGGCTGCTAATCCTCGATACCCAATTTGTCCTTGAGAGACTCCTCGTAGTGCTGTACGGCCGCGTACATTGCTGCGAGAGCCTTCTTCTTCATCTTTCCACCTCCAAAGACGTGTACACCTTCACTGTAGACACCGAAGCAAATCACTCCCTGAAGCTTCAGCTTCTCCATGAGGACATCCGTTAGTACATGCGCCTTCTCTTCATCGCTTTGCGAGGGCTTCGCCATACGCTAGTCGTTTAGGAACTTCCAGCGAGCGACGCGACTCACGCTGCTTGCCACTTCGTCCCAAGACACACCGAGCTTCTTAGCTACTGCTGCAAAGTTCTTGGATACCTTGTACTCTGCTGCCAACTTGTGGTCATACTCTGTTGGCTCAATAACAGCACGTCCGCTTGCGAAGCGTGCTGCTTTATAGGACTCGTAGAACTTCTCCATGTCTGACGGGTCTTTGAACACACGCATCAAAACGGACGTGTTGAATGCTGCTGGAAGCTGAACGCCGTTAACTTCGTACTTTTTCTTGTTAGCCATACCTATTTTTTACTGTTACGTGCCTTATAGAGTTCCTCCCAGAGATACATAGCTTCTCCAGTGAAACCCTCTTCTCTAAGTAATTTAACTATCTCCTCACACTTGCTGTACTTCTTGGCCTCGAGACTCTCATCGAACTCCTGCTGCATCATCTCCAAGTGTTTCTCGTTTTCGATATGAGACATCATAGGGCCATGTACTCGAGCACTACATCAACCATGTGGTCGTAGTTGCTCGACTGTGCTTCCTTAATAATGTCCTCAATCTCCGTTGTCGTGTAGCGTTGGATGCGAAGCTGCCTTCGCAGTGCCGCTAGAATCTCGTAAGCACTCGCGCCTTCGTTGGCCGTGTCTGTCTCGTCGAGCCAAGCATCCACCATCTTCGTACTGATTGTCTCAGTTGCGTGTGACATACCGTTAGGAGGTTATGCCTTTGTAAGCGGCATCGACAAACTTGGAATGGTCGTATCGGCTGTTGTCTCGTTGAAACGCAAGCCCTATCTCCGTTACAAGTCTTTTGAGTGCCACCTCACCCCCCGTGTCAAGATTCATCGTTGACTTGAGGATTGTGTTAATCGCGTCCGCAACCAGAATATAATCTTTTTTCGTTGCCATATTTGCTAAATTATGCAGTAATTTCCAATAAACAGCGTGCCTTTTACGGCTTTCTATTCGCTGCGACTAAATACACTATAGCAACCCCCTTGATATTGTCTAGCAGGGGGGCTGTGGATAACTTTCTTTGACACATAGAAGACTCGTGTTGTAATGCAGCCCCCCTCTTGCATTATTTCTAGGCGGCTTTAGGATAGCAATGTTCGTGAGCTGTAACAGGGCTCGTGAGCTGAAAACGCTCGCTCGTCTGTTACGCGGCGAGCGTTTTTGTTTCTAGTCCTGGGGGTGCAACGAGGGGACTTTAATATGCTCGTTCCAGCGCAGGCTACCTCATGCCGAAACACAGAGGGCAACTCACAGGGGAAAGTTTGCGTCTTTTTTCTCTCACTCATAAATACAGTGGGGGAAAGGGGGCGCATCTACGCAATCTTCAGAAGAAAGCAGTTTTTCATTTCTTAATCTTAAGAGATTCAGAATAGGGGAATACTACAAGAGAGTAATCCACAGTTTAAGTATTGACAGCAACGAGGGGCTTGCTACAGTTACTGCATGAACCTCGAATGGCACACCGAACAGCGAAAGGTTAGAGAACTCGTCCCCTTTCCCCAGAACCCTCGTAAGATGACGGAAGCCCAAGTGAAGGCTCTTACGGCTTCTCTTAAGAAGTTTGGTCTCGTTGAGATTCCTGCTATTGATACTGACAATACACTTATCGCGGGGCACCAACGAACGAACGTAATGATGCTCCTTGGTAAGGGAGACGAGACGATTGATGTGCGTGTACCAAACCGTAAGCTCACTGATGAGGAGTTTAAGGAGTACAACGTGCGCTCGAATCAGAATCGCGGCTCGTGGGACTTTGACCTTCTCGCAGGCATGTTCGATGAGAAGCAGCTCCTCGAGATTGGCTTCTCAGAACGCGAGCTTGATATGGTTGAGTTCCCAGAGCTCGAGACAGGAGACATGACTGAAGATGTACCGAATGACACTCAGTACGAGTACAAGGTCATCTTCGAGTCTGATTCCGACTTTGATGCGTTCTCTGCCGCCGTTAACTCTTGCCACAAGCAGTATGGTGAAGCCTCTAAATCGCTCTCTCTGTTGAAACACCTCAGAGAGACAACCTAGAGTATCGAGGTAGTGGGTAGCCTCACGGCAATGCTTTGTGTCACACATCCGCAGAGCTTGTCTCGACTCCGTGTTAGGTTCGATTCCTAACCTCTAGTTATGAGAGTAGTGAAAAAGAGGATTCCTTGGAATCAATCCACATACATGGGCCGCCATGAGTGGGTCTGCTATGACGATATTTCTTTCAAACAATGGGACTTCTTCGCAACTAGCATCAACGAGCATGGCTTCAACCAAAAGAGGAGTTTCAGAGGTAATCCACCAAAGACGTACCGCTATTGGGATTGGGGTACGCATCGTTACTGGATAGTAGGGAAGATTCTCAATCGTAAAATCATATGAGCGACGAAGTGAAGCCCCAGATTGTTTCCATAGACGAAGACAGTCTCTACTGTCCCACGTGTGGCGGGTGTGGGTATATAGGGTGCTGCGGCGTGCGAGACTTCCTTGAGAAGCACGTGAAAGGCAAGACAGACTGCCCACAGGAGGCCATCTTCATTGACGAGATGATACGGCACTTCGAGGAGTACCAGGAAGAAGTCAACAAGGTTTTCGAGCAACCACTATGAATTACCGCTCAACGGAAGAGGTGCAGCTAGATATTAACGTGTATGAGGCAGCCAAGAGGCGCATCCGTTGGTGTTTCGAGAACTTTGATGAAGTCGTAGTCAACTACTCTGGTGGGAAGGATTCAATGGTTGTTGCCCTCATCTGCAAAGAGGTGATGGACGAACTAGGTATTACGAAACCACTGACAGTGGTCTTCTTCGACGAAGAGTTTGTCTACCCAGAGACGCTCGAGGCGGTGGATGCAATGTTTAAGCTTCCTTGGGTGAAGGGATACTCACTATGTATCCCAATGGAGTACCAACTGACGCTGCCTGATGGGACTGAAAAGTCGTTTCGACTATGGGAAGAAGACGGCCGCAAGCTTCTGCGAGAGTTTCCAAAGAACGCCGTACGTACTGAGAAGCATTACGAAATGACTGAAGGGGAGAAGGCCGTGGCTGACATGCTTTTTGGAGACCAAAAGGGAAAGAGGGTAGTGCAGCTACTTGGTCTGAGAGCTCAAGAATCAATCACACGTCGCTCTACAATCTACCAACGCTACAAAGCTGGCATGTTTTGTTTCGTACGAAACTCGAAGGTAATCAACATAGGCATTGCGACACCGATTTACGATTGGAAGACCGAAGATGTCTTCTACTACATCAAAAACCAAGACGTGCTGAAGCTCAACAAGCTCTACTTCCTCGAGATGCTGGCGCGTAAACCATTGCGAGTATCCCCGCCTATTCACTCGAAGTCGCGCCTTAATTTGGAGAAGATAAAGATTGAAAATCCGTTTTTCTACGAGATGCTGCTCAAGGTATTCCCATCTATTGACACGACAGCTCGCTATGCGCCCTCGCTGGCTCAGTATGCCGACTATGATACATTACTCGAGAAGTACGGATGCACAGTACGAGGTATCAAGCGTTTCTGCGTCGAACAGGTTAAGGAAGACCTACGGCCGTATGCTCTGCGAGCTCTAAAACAATTCATCAGAGACTACATGGAGTTCGACAGATACGCGAAGTACGGACATACCTATGACTCAGCAATCCGACACTGTTTCATCGAGATAGCGAAAGGAAATTATGGGAAGACCATCATGCTGCGGAACGCGACAAAGGGTAAGAGTGTCGTGTCATAATCTTGTATGCAACACTCTCACCATGAGACAAACAGAGATAGCGTGGCTCGCGGGTATCCTAGATGGGGGAGGGAGTTTTGGGATTCATCGAACTTCACCAAGGACTTCACCAACACACTATTCGAAGAGTGGATAGATAGTTGCTGCGGCACAAATATCAACAACACGCAGGAAAATACACGGAAAGGTGCGGAGCCTTCTCTTTGGACTAGGCATAACGGCTGTTGCGACACACAAACAGGAACGCGACTCAAACAAACACCGAGACGCCTACTATGTGAGGGTAGGGCGACTTCAGGGTGTTCGACAACTCATGCGTTCCCTATTACCATATCTAGTAACAAAGTATGAGCACGCAAAAATCATCGAAGAGTTCTGTGCAGGCCGACTCGTTGGATACAAGTTTGATGCTGTCGGTAGAATTGTCCGAGGAGGCAAAGGCCGCCGTCCTTACTCGGAACGCGACGTTGCCATTATGGAACGCGCCAGAAGGCTCAACCTTCGTGGAGCTGCTGCGGTCGCAGCCAATAAGCAGGATAGTGTGGGAAGACCCAAACGTTCTGACGGCTAATCACTGGAATCCTAACCATGTGCTTACTAAAGAGATGCGTCTACTCGAGTTCAGCATAAAGAGACAGGGGTTCATTCAGCCAATCCTTATATCCAAAGACAGAATCATCATTGATGGATTCCACCGCCACACGATAGCGAAACGTAACGGCTGGCTCGTCCCATGTGCTGTCCTAGATATTTCTCCTATAGAAAGGAAGCTACTTACTGTACGTATCAACAGAGCCAAGGGCGTACATATAGCCGTTCGTATGGCAGACCTGATTAAGGAACTCGTCGCGGATGGAGCTACTAGGGAACAGATAGCACAGGAGATAGGTGGTGATGTGGCAGAAGTCGAACTGCTCATGAAGGAGGATGTTTTTGAGAAGTTCAATCTCACAGGGTATGAGTATTCAAAAGCTTGGATACCGCGCAAAACCAACGCGGCGAAAAGGAAAGCCAAAAAGTGACCGCAAGAGGTTGTGGGAGCTTTACTCGAGGACGCTGCGTATCGAGGCGGCCGATTCTAACGGCATATGCGCGTGCTACACGTGTGGCGTCCGTAAGCACTGGAAGGAGATGCAGGGAGGTCACTTTGTAAACCAATCGCATGGCCTCGCGGCTACGTTCTGCGAAGACAATGTGAGGGTTCAGTGTGTACGCTGCAATATGTTCCTTGAGGGTAACAAGGATGCCTACGTCTTGAGGCTCCTATCGGATAAAGGAGAAGAGTATGTCAAGCGCCTAGAGCGCCTTCGCTATATGGTAGTCAAAAACTTTAACTACGCAGGCGAGATTGCCTTTTGGAGGCAGAGACTACAGAAAGCAATACAAGAAAAAGGGTTTCTCGATATAGATGTGCCCTAAAACACAAGTTATCCACAATTTAGGGGTTGACTTTAGTAACAGGGGGGCTATAGTTACTGTATTACTAAGTAAGCCCTATTTCTATGGCAGAAGGACAAAAAACTGCATCTGAAACGGTTTCTACTGAGGATTTTACCAGGCGAGTGACAGAAATGCGTCCAAAAATGGAGGCTTTGATGGCGGAATACCAAGTCACATTGGGCGCGAAGCTCAACTACCTTGGTGACGCAATCGTCCCGTCACCAACGTTCGTTGACACTAAGCCAGCTCCTGAGGATGTAACGCCAAGTGCTTCTGCTATGGCAGCAGAGGAACAGAAGGCAGCATAGTTATGCTTGAGCTCCTTTTGGCTCTTGCGATTGGATGGGCTATTGGGTTGTTCACTGCAGTCGTAACACTCACAAGAGTACTGCGTGAGCTCGCAAAATTGGCCGTGCCTGAAGTACAGAAGACGATTGAAACAGTCGTACATGGTGCTGAGAAGCGAGAGCCAGAAGGGGAAGTAATCGTGTACAACAAGGCAGCGTCCCTCATTAAGTCGCATGAAGGGGACTTACCATTAGCAGCAGTATTGGAAGACGCATGAAAGAAATCCTTTTTAAGGAAGAGATGCGCCCACGAATCAAGAAGGGTATTGACGTGGCGTGCAACGCAGTGAAAACGACGATAGGAGCGAAAGGCCGCAACGCATTTATTGATGATGCGATGCAGCCGAAGATAACCAACGATGGTGTTACCATCGCAAAGTCTATCTCTCTACCAGACAAATTCGAGAACATGGGGGCATGGCTCGTAAAAAGCACGAGTGGGCAGACTAACGACGACGCTGGCGATGGCACCTCAACAACAGCGGTGCTTCTACAGGCAATCATTGACGAGTCACTCAAGCGCCCAGAGTCCCCTATGGACATCAAACGCTCCCTCTCGAGCGTTGGCTCCAAGGTCGTGGAAGCGATAAAGAACGCAGCTCGTCCATGTGGTGATGTGAAGGCTATCGCTACAATCTCGGCAGAGAGTGAAACGATAGGTTCCATGATTGCGGAGATTATGGGGAAAGCTGGCAGTAGTGCTTCCATCACAGTAGACGACAATAAGTTCGGTTCCTCGATTGAGTACGACATTAAAGAGGGACTCGAGACGCGCAATGGCTTGATGCACCCATACTTCGCTAACTCTGCTGATGGAACATGCCAGTTAGAGGATGCGTACGTGTTTGTGACGGACAAGAAGATGTCCAACCTTGTTGACGTAATGGGCTTACTGAAGGAATTGGACGAGAAGAAGGTCTCGACACTTGTCTTTGTCGTGTCCGATATGGAGCCCGCGATGCTTGGGAAACTCATCGAGAACAAGCTCAAAGGGAACTTCAACGCAGTCGTCATTCGTGTCCACTCACAGAATGACCTCGAAGATATGGCCGCAGCAGTTGGCGCTACCATAGCTTCCGACACCAACGGCCTCAAGCTTGCTGACGTACGCATGAGCCACCTTGGGAAGGTTAAGAGGATTGTCTCTTCCGATAAGAAGACGCTCCTCATCGCAGAGGGAGACAGTGGGAAGAAGCACGCGACGATGTTACGTGCCAAAGCGGAGGCTGAAGCCAACTACTACGATAAGAAGTCTCTCATCACGCGAGCGGAACGGCTAGAGGGTGGAGTGGCTGTCATACGTGTTGGCGCTCACTCTGATTCCGAGAGGGAGTACCTCAAACACAAGATTGAAGACGCTATCAACGCTACCAAGTCTGCTGTAGAAGAGGGAATCGTAGAAGGAGGCGGCATGTGTCTTTACCGCATCGCAATGAAGCTCAAAGGCCATACGGCAGGTGAGGAGATTCTCTCTGAAGCACTAAAGGCCCCGCTACGGGCTATCCTTGCCAATGCAAGCATTGATTACGCAGGCGCAGTGGTTCGCTTCACAAAGAATAAGGGGATTGACGTAACTACAGGCCGCTCTACGGATATGCTCAAGAGTGGAATCGTAGACCCAGCTAAGGTTACTCGCTGTGCGTTTGAGAACGCATTGTCCTCGGCGTCTACGTTCATAACGGCAGAGGTAGCTATCGCTGAATTACCGAAAGAAGACAAGTGATATGGAAGGCCACTTTGAAGTCCCAAACTTCTCAAAAGCAACCGCGCGGCAGAGGTTCGAGGAAGAGCACCCACGTACGCCAAAACCAAAGTGCATCACATCAGGATGTGATGAGGAGCAAAGGCTTAGAGGAGTGTGCAAAGGTTGTTACATGACTTCTCGCTACCTTGTACGTAAGGGCAAAGCGAGTGACGAAGACCTCGTGAAGATGGGCCTGCTTCACCCGCAAAAACAGAAGGGCAAGACACCTTCTCCGTTCACTCTAGCCTTCCGAAGTAGAAGTGCATGAGCGAGTGGATTGCAAAAACACGGGAAGACCTAAGCATCTCGTACGATGGCAAAGAACTACAAGTATTTGTAGAAAGAGACGACTTCGGTGCTCGCTACGTGGAGATACCGCTCGATGACGTTATTAGCTTCTTAAGAACAAAGGGAAAAGTATGAAAGTGTATAAAGTGACTGTGCGCCGATACAACAACGAGTCCAAGGCCTTCACTGTCCTCGCCAAGACTCCACGAAAGGCAGTAGATGATGCGGAGAGATTCATTGGAAAGAACTACTCCTACTCAGGTACGATTATCAAGATTGAGGAAGTCCTCAAGGTAGACGTAGCATACAAGTCGTAGTATGAAACCACTTGGAAAGAAGATTCAGTTGGACATCCAACCTATCAAGATAGGCGCGATTCAGACAGATACCGTCCCAGAGAGCGCGAAGATTCTTGCAGTTGGGCCAGATGTAAGCGACGTATTCAAGGTAGGAGATACTCTTGTATTCAAGGCGTGGTCGGTTGACGTATACACAGAAGGGGAGGACAAATTCTACTTCATCTCATCAGAGTCTGACGCCATACTAGCAATAAAGGACTGAGTATGGATGTTACGTTTACTCGCGAAGAGTGGGAAGAGTTAATGAGCGACTGGAACGCTTGGGGTGACGAGAGCTATGTGCATCACGCAGCGTACATCTTACGAGACGCGATAGAGCGAGGAAACTATGACCCACGTGCATCTGCCGAAGATTCTGAGTGACGCAAACGACTGCACACAAGCCTACTGCGAACGCTGCAAGGAGCGAGTCTTCATTAGGAGAGGGGACAAGAAGAAGATGGCCGAGTTCTTCGAGAGAGATACATTGCAGCCGCATCAGAATCTCTACTACAAGGAGTTCCCTCACAAGATGAATGTTCACATGTGAAAAAGGGAAAACAGAGCTTGTTTACGAGGTACACCAACGTAGACATGCGTTACATGATAGCCCAGGTTCCTTGGCGCGAATGGCCATCGTACGTGTGGACTAGGCTGAAAAGGGAGTTCGTAATTGTGAGAGAAGGAGTACGAATCTACGGCATACGGTACGCGTACTCAATAACGTACAGAGAACACATGAGGAAGATTCGTAAGAGGTGGAAACGACGACACTTTCACAATAGGAGAAAGAAGTACGCGCCAGCTCTTCTTGAGAGACAAAACAACTTGTGCAATATCTGTAAACTTCCATTCGACGGAAAGTTCAGACCAACGATTGACCACATAGTTCCGTTGTCCCATGACGGAGAAGATAGCCTCGACAACCTCCAGGCCCTATGTGAGCCATGTCATCGAGTGAAGGATAGTAGAGTTGTGAGACACAATGACCCATTCACGCACGTGCCTTTCTACGTAACTCCTAACTTCGATGAAGCTGACCAGATTGAAGCACTTAAACGACAGAAGTTCCGCTGCAAGATGTGTAACCGCTCATTCTCAAAGGTTCATCGGAGAGCGATGTGGCACACACAAGAGAAAAGAATGCTGTGTGTTGAGTGTGTAGAACGGATGAAAGTTATTCACAGTAATCGGCGCAAGTGGGTTGCTGCGAAGAAGTAGGTGTATACTAAGGAGGACGAGAGATTATTATTTTAATCTTGCATACATTGTATGGCACGCAAAAAGAAGGCCACGAAGAAAGCAAAGAAGGCCAAGAAGACCCGCTAAGGTGTTTTCCACATGCAATGGGCGTGGGATTTCCTGCGCCCTTTTGCATTGGTACACTGAAGCTAGGAAGAACTTTGAGAGAAAGGGAACAGCGATGCTGCGCGTCATCATCTTCCTGTGCAGCTTGCAGACGCAAGAGTGTACTCTCGAAACGTCCCAAGCGCACTATACGATAGCAACAGACTCACAGACCCCTATGGGCTGCCTTCTGATTGGCTATCAGGAGCTCGCAAGGCTCACTTCTTACGACCCGACGACGCAGTACGCTGTAGTAGCGTGCCGCAGGTAACGTGTCGTCGGCAGAGAGATGGGTTCTTACTGGTTCTCCCTACAAAAGAATCAGTCCAACCTAACATAGGAGGTAACGATGAGCGTGTTTAATACGAAGTGTGCATGGCTCCCATGCCGCAAGCTTCTTGGTGTTACTGTGTGGCGTTTCTCGAAACTGTCACACCACCAGTTCTGCTCCAAGGACTGCTGCGAGAAGTGGGTGGACATGGACGAGCGCAACAAGAAGGGGGCCGCACAGGAGTACCGCCGCCTTCTCTTAAGGCATCCAACACTCGTCTGACTGACGCAGGCCCCTTGTTATAGGGTGAAAAGATAGGGAGGCTCTATTCACAGGGCCTCTCTTGCTTTTTATTCATGATGTGATTCAGTAGGAGTATGGCAGAGCGTGGAAGACCAACCAAAATGACCCCTGAGACCATTGCAAAATTGGAACAGGCTTTTGCGTTCGGCGCAAGTGACCTAGAGGCCTGTTCTTACGCTGATATAAACCAGACGACTTTCTATAGGTTCCTCAACGACAATGAGGCTTTTCGCCAGAGAAGGGACAGGTTAAAGGAACGGCCTACTCTTTTGGCACGCCAAGTAGTCGTAAACGCGATTAAGAGCGACCCTGGTCTCGCGTTCAATTACCTCACACGAAAGCAACGCAAAGAGTTCTCGGAGAGGATTGAAGCTGACGTTACCTCGAATGGAGAATCAATCGCGCCGCAATCTGACGTACTGGAAATAGCACAACGCGTAGCCCTGGAGCTCAAGGCAAAGAAGACCAGTTGATATGAGGTGGCAGCAATTCCCAGAGTGGACTCCTACGGAAGACAGACGAATCTATCAGACAGATTGGGCGCAGAGCTGCAATTCTTTGAGTCGCACCAAGAGGTTCTTTGCTGTGTATGAGGAGCAAGGTAAGATGAAAGTGGTTTCTCTAGGGGTTGTACAGGCGGTTTCTTTTGTCGTTCTACCTACGACTCCGCGCCAAATGATTTCAGAGACGGATTCCTACACTCCAATCTTCGAGCGTGAGGACAAAGCCTTCTCGAGGTTGGTAGAGATGTGCAACTTTCTTGAGAAAGGAGCTCTATGAAGTCTAACCTCTGCGTGTATTGCCTTGGGAAGGGGACAGCATTGCCCTCAGACCCTGTGTTACAGGAGAGGTTCTGGGCTAAGTGCCAGAGCAGACTCCAACGTACCAAGCTCAAAGAGATGATGAGTTGCCCCTCGTGTGACGGGATAGGATGGGTTTTTAGCTATGGACAATAAGATACTCGCACAGGCTGATGTACACATTTTCAATGAGGTGTACCAAATAAGGAATGAGCAAGGACGTGTACTGGACTTTCACGAGCATGGTTTCCTATGGGACATATTCTCAGACTTCACCCCACACCAAGCTATCCGTAAGGCGGCGCAGATTGGGTTCTCAACCACTGCAATCATCAAGTCTCTATGGCTCGCCAAGAGTAAGAAGATGGACATCATTTACACTCTCCCGACCTACGGCGATGTGCATGACTTCGTGACCTCTAAGACCAACCGCATCATCGAACAGAATCCAATAATGAAGTCGTGGATACCCCAGACTGACTGGACGAAGATTGAGAGCAAGCATGTAGGTGATTCCGTCATTCATTATCGTGGGACTTGGTCTGAGAGAGCCGCGCTCATGATTACCTCTGACCTCAACGTACACGACGAAGTAGACCGCTCAAACCTCAACGTCGTTGGGCAATACTATTCACGCCTTCAACACTCAAAGTACGCATGGCAGTGGCTGTTTTCTAACCCTTCAGTGCCAGACCAGGGAGTAGACAAGCTTTGGAACCAAAGTGACCAGAAACATTGGTTCATCAAGTGCGAGCACTGCAACCAGTATCAGTACCTCACGATGAGCAACGTGATGCAAGTTGATGGAGTTTGGGATATTGTATGCAACAAGTGTCACAAGCATATCGAACGAACCAAAGGGCAGTGGGTAAAGCGTTTCGAAGACAGGCAGGTATCGGGGTACTGGATAAGTCTCCTTATGGCCCCCTGGGTGAGCGCAGAACGCATCAAACAGCTCGAGGCTGACAAATCCCCCGAATACTTCGCTAACTTCGTCCTAGGGACTCCCTACGTGGGAGGAGGCAATGCTGTTACGAGAGACATGATAATGCGTAACCTCACAAACTCGGTAAACCCTATGGACGGAAGAATTGTCATAGGAGTAGATACGGGGGCTGACACGCGCTACGTCGTGGGAAATGAGCGGGGAATCTTCTACTACGGAGAGTGCAAAGGGTACGAAGAGCTCGAGCTCCTTCTGAAACGATGGGATAGGGCTGTGATGGTTATTGACCAAGGCGGTGACATTGTGAGACCAAGAGAGCTCAGGGATAAGTATTGGGGCCGCATCTACCTAGCCCACTATCGCTCAGACACTACAGGTGAAGAGTTGTTCGATTGGGACGATGAGGAAGTCAAGGTGACGATTGACCGCAATAGAGCTATACAGCTTCTCGTGGATGAGTTTGCCGATTCTCGCATCCCCATCTTCGGCAATGAAACGGACTGGAACGATTACTGGCTCCATTGGAACCACATCTACCGCGTGGCGGAAGAGACATCCCTTGGCACGACCCGCTACAAGTGGAACCGTAGTGATAGGGACGATTGGGTTCACGCCACAGTCTACTGGCGTGCTGGCATTGATAGGTTCATGGCAGGCCAAGGCGCAATCATAGACATAACGGGGACTTCCTTCCAGCGTGGGTACACTGACTTGAGTGGGAAGGCGTTATTCACAGCTACGCGCTCCTATTGATGATTGACAAGACTTCGGTGTTAGTATTGCGGTAATAAACACATAACATATGGCACTAGAAAACAGCAACAACTTCTTCAACGCAGTGAATGGAGTGATGGGACTCTTTTCTGGCGTTAACAAGGGCAAGAAAGGTTCTGACGATGGCGAAGCAGACTCGCTCCAACTACCAGAGTTCGAGTCAACGATGAAGGATGAGGAAATCGTCACGCTCACGACGCAGTGGGATTCGGAGTATCAGTCGTATCTCACCAACTTCGATATTAAGACCATGCAGAAGGATTCAGTCAACTACTGGCTTGGGAAGCAGTTTAATGATTTCCAGCTCGCAGGAACAAAGCGACCTCTCACGGATAACCTTATCTTCGAGGCCGTTGAGACGTTCCTACCAATCGCTACTCGTGCCAACCCAGAGCCTAACGTCACTCCACTTGGGACTGGTGACGACCCAAAGACTCAGAAGGAGGCTGAGAAGTTCGCCAAGGATGTGCAAACAGCACTCGTCGATGAGGCTGATACTCAGAGACTCCGCATGATTCTCAAGGCCATGACGAGGAATTGGGCTTTGTATCTTATTGGCGCAGTACGAATCACGTGGGACTCCCAGGAGGGTTGCATCAAGACAGAAGCCGAGTTGCCATCGCGCTTCATCTTTGACGTTAACTGTCGAATAGATGTTGGTGGCCAGTACTATGGGGACTTTATTGGACTCAAGAAGAAGTTTTCTGCCTCCAAGCTAGTTGAGATGTTCCCAAAGAAGGAGGCCGTCATTCGTGAGCGCTGCGATGGGAAGATGGGCACAAAGCTCACCATCATCCAATGGGATACAGCTACTGATGTCTTCTTCACTCTTGAAGATGGCTCACGTGAGGTGTTGGGCAAGTTTAAGAACCCTCATTGGAACTATGACGGAGAAGTAGAGATTGAAGACCCAACCACAGGAGAGAAGACCAAGACTCTCGTTGAAGGGCGCAACCATTTCAAGTACCCTCGTGTACCGTATATCTTCTTGAGAATCTTCACGCTTAATCGCCGCCCGCATGACGAGACTTCGTTGATATTCCAAAACATCCCCACGCAAGACCTTATCAATCGTCGTTACCAACAGATTGATAGGAATGTGGACTCTCAGAACAATGGCGTTGTCCTTTCTGGCGACCACTTCACGAAGGAGCAGGCCGCAGAAGCAGCAGAACAATTAGCTCGAGGAAACCCTTTGTGGGTGCCGCGAGGGGACGTAGCTTCTTCTTACAAGCGAGATGAAGCCCCAGCCCTCTCGTCTGATGTATTCTCACAGCTTCAGGACGCTCGTAACGAGCTCAGGAACATCTTTGGCACGTCAGGTTCGACCCCAGAAGGCACAGAGCAGCAGAAGACTGTCCGAGGGAAGGTAATGGTGGCTCAGATGGACGCGACACGTATAGGCGGGACTATCACGGAAGCCTTGGAACAGTGCGCTGATTCTATCTTTAACTGGTGGGTGCAGATGATGTACGTCTACTATACAGACCCAAAAGTGTACTCCCAGCGAGACAAGAAGCAGGGTGCGGTGTCTGTGGAGTTGCGTAACACGGACTTTGCATTTCCCCTCAAAGTTACCGTTAAGGAAGGTTCCCTCATCCCCAAAGACCCTCTCACGAAGAGAAACGAGGCCATGGACTTGTGGAGCGCACAGGCGATTGACCCAATCTCTCTTTACGAGAGACTCGACTTCCCGAATCCTTACGACGCTGCAAAAGAACTTCTCATGTGGCGTTTGATTGAAGCTGGCAAGTTGCCGCCGCAGACTCTCTTCCCAGACTTCGAGCAACCACAAGCGCCTATGATGAACCCTAATGACACGACTTCGCCCGCAGTTAATCCACAGGAGGCACAAGCAGAGCAGAACCCTCCGCAACAGTTATCCACACAAAAGCAAGAAAGCGAGTTGATTAAGAGCATCCCTCTGCAATAGTACAGCTATGAAACCAGGACTTGTACAGCATTTCCTAGATAACCAGCCTTGGTCGCAGAATATGGGCCAGGCTGAAGTCAATCTCTCGAAAGATGGCAACAAGCACGCAAGGAAGTTTGCCCGCACCAAAGCCTACAAGCACATTATGAGCAAGCTGAAGCCTAGTCGAAGACGATAATCTATGAAGGAATCACTCGAGAAGATTGAAAGCAAGCTGAAGAAGGAGTATAACGGCGATGCCCACGCAGTATTTGGGACGCTGAACAAGATTGGCCTGATGCGTGGCAGTAAGATAACTGCCAAAGGTCGCCGCATAAAGGAAGATGTGAAGAAAAAGATGAAGTAATATGAACTCCCTCAAACGACTCAAGGGGCTCATGGAGACGAAGCATTTTGGCGCAAAACGCCGAGCTCGTCATAGCAAGGCAAAGGCGCGATGCCTTTCCAAGATGAAAGGAGGAGATGGGATGCCGTTTTAGTGCGCCCAGCGGGTTTTCTAGGGTCTCTCCCGCTCTCAGACAAAAAGCCCCCGTAAAAGTATATGCAGTTTGACCCAAACGAGGTTGCGTTCGGCAAGGAGAAGTTGGATTCTGAAGAGATTTTCAAGTTCGACGAGCCAGTGGAGTCCCCCACAGCATCGCAAGCTGAAGAGGACAAAGAGCCTAAGGCAGAGACGAAAGTCGAAGACAAAGGCACAACGGAGACTCCCTCGGCTTCCGACGAGGATAAAGAATCGGATGGTGAACAACGAGTCCCGTATTCCCGCTTCAAGAAGATGCACGACGAGAAGCAAACGTTCGCAGACAGGGTGAAAGCCCTCGAAGCTGAGTTGGCGACTCGCCAGCAGAAGCCTGAAGTCAAGGAAGAAGACATGCCAGAGGAGTGGAGGCTGTTGTACGGGGAATCTGAGCCAGCAAAGAAGGCTTGGGAGGTACAACGAAAGCGTGAAGCGGCTTTGCGCGAGGAGGCAGTCAAGGCAGCCATTGATATGGTAAAGAAAGAGCAACTGGCGGCCATCGAAGCTGAGGCGAAGAAGGAAGAAGCGTTGGATAGCTATCTCTCGTCACTCGAAGAGAGCTATGGGAAGAAAATCCCAGATGCTCTTGAAGAGGAGCTACTCTCCATCGTTGATGAGTTCTCGCCTGTAGGTTCTGATGGAAAATACGTCTCGCTCATCTCACCAGAGAAAGCCATTGAGATTTATAACCTCAGGCACTCAATCAAGGAAACCAAGACCAAGCAAGCTCGTGAGAAGGTCGTTGACCTAACCAATGGCAAGTCCCAGGGCGAAGCTGACACATCAAGAAACACCAAGTACACCCCTTCTTGGGATTCATGGCGTGAGGCACTTTAAGAGTTTACTAATTTGCTTATATGGCATTTACTAACCGCGTTGACACCATCACGCTCGACTACCTTGTACCGACCGTGGTGGATACGGTTCTTCGCAGCAACGTGTTCGCTACGGCGATGCTTGCGAAGACCAAGAAGTTCCGTTCGTCCACGATGGACTTCCCAATCAAGTACCAGAAAGGTATTGCTGGTACTTCCTTCAGTGGCTTTGACGTCCTGCCGACTTCGGCTTCGGATGTCCGTGTGCTGATGGTCTTTAACCCTCGTTTCTACGCGATGAACGTCGCCCTTCCAGGCACGGAAATCGCCGCGAACAACACCGTACAGAAGGTGCTTGACCTCGCAACCATTGAAATGCGCTCCCGCGCGCAGGATATGGCTGACGATGTTGGCACGTTGATGTACGCTGATGGCACTGGCAACACGAACAAGGACTTCCTTGGTCTTGCTGCTGTTGTTGATGACGGCACCTCGGTAGCCACCATCGGCGGTCTCTCTCGCTCGACTTACACCACGCTTCAGTCCACTGTGACTGCTTCTGGCGGTACGTTGACGCTTGCGAAGCTCCGCACGCTCTTGAACGCTATCTCGGATGCGACTGTGGTTCCTACGACGAACTACACCACGTATGCGATTTGGGCGTTGTACGAGCAACTTCTCCAGCCTCAGGAGCGCATCATGAAGGAGGTGAAACTCGCTGAGAACTTCAAGGGCTTCACTGGCTTCAAGACGCTTGAGTATGTCGGTATGCCTGTTATCGCTGACCGCAAGGCCACGTCGGGTGTCTGGTTCATGCTTAACGAGGATTATCTCGACTTCTACGCTCTTCCTACGGCAATCCCGCAGTTCGGTGGCGAGCCTGTCCCTGTAGCTTCCAAGCTCATCGAGGGCAACTCGTACAGCGAAGTGGGTAGCCTTGGCTTCTCGTGGACTGGCTGGATTAAGTCTACTAACCAGTTTGCCTTCAACTCGTTCATCACGCTTGGTGGCAACCTGATTACGGACAACCCGCGCCGCCACGGCAAGCTCACTGGCGTTACCAGCGTCTAACGATTAACGTATGGCTCTCGACCTCTCACAGTACGAGCCAGCGTTGAGGGCACTTGGTGTCGGCTTCTATGCTGGCACAGGTGCCCCGTCGTTCGCGGCCAAGCAGGGTTCTCTGTACATCCGTACGGATGGCTCCTCCACCTCGACTCGCATGTATGTAAATACAGATGGCTCGACCACGTGGACGAACTTCACTACGGCCGCATAGTTATTAGCTTCACTAAGTTAAATGTATGTCTAAACTCGCTTCAATGCTCCAGGTCTCTCCGCAGGACATCTTCTCGTATACGTCCACGCAGCAGACTGACCTCGGAACGTTTGCACAGACGGCAGATGGCCGCCGCTACCGCTACGTAAAGGCTGGAGGCACGGCTCTCGTCGTCGGCAAACTTCAGCAGAACGCGGCCGAGACTACGGCTTGGGAGAACCTCACGGCTGTCGCTGCTTCGGTTGGCGATATGTCGATTGCTTCTTCCTCGACTGTCACGCTCACGGCCAACCAGCTCGCGGGAGGCTTTGCTCTTATCACTGTCACCCCTGGTGTTGGTTACATCTACCAGATTTCGGGACACGCTGCCTTTTCGGCTGCGGCTCCGACAATCGCGTTGACTGACCCAATCCAGGTTGCGCTCACTACGTCGTCAAGGATTGACCTTGTTCCGTCTCCGTACGCGAACGTTGTAGTCAACCCAACTACGGCTACGGGTGCTCCTGTTGGTGTTGCTGTCTCGCCTATCACTGCTTCCTACTTCGGTTGGGTGCAGGTTGGCGGTATTGCTAATGTCCTCGCGGATGGTGCTGTGACTGTCGGTACTAACGTCATCGCGTCTAACGCGGTTGCGGGTGCCGTCGAGCCAGGTGCTGACACGGCTGACCTTCAGGCTTTGGTGGGCGTTGCAATGACGGGTATCGCAGACACTGAGTACGGTGCTGTGAACCTCACGATGCTCGCTTAAGGTTCTCTGCTAGTGGGGGTGGGCGACCGCCCCTACAGCGCAGGGTGTCTACCTGTAGGCAAGGCTTTGCCTTTTATCAGCCAACTCTTACCAAAGGAGCATATGCAATATCCCCCTAGGTTCAATGAAGAGAGTCGGTACATCTTTACTAATTGGTCTGATGAGGACTACACGGGAACGTGGAATGGTATCTCAGAGACTGTGAAAGCAGGTGAGTTCAAGGAGCTGCCAGAGTACAAGGCGTTCCACTACTGCCGTCACTTCGTAGACCGCGAGATGCAGAAAGCTAAGGTGAAGGATGAATCCATCGGCATTGACTCTGTTCGCAAGCCTTACGAGGACAAGACCATCGTAAAGATAGGTGATGGTGTAGACTCTCCCGCTCTTGCCACAATCAAGAAGCAGATTGCGAAACAGATTAAGGAAGACGACAAGAAGGAATCGAAAGAGAAGCCAGAAGAGTTCTCAGCGTTGAAGAAGTAAACCATGCGCCTATTTACCACCCGTGAAGCGAAAGAAGAGTCTCAAAAGCAGACCAAGGAACGTATCGAATCCTTGTCTTTCCTCACGGGTGAAGAGGCGCGCTTGAGGGCGTCAATCAATGCTGCCAACGACGAGTTCAATAAACGCCTCAAGGAGCAGAGGGACTTATACTCGAGTGAGAAGGAGAAGATGCAGGAAGAGCTCAAGGCTCTTGACTTTGAAATACGTGAAAGACAGAAGACACGTGCCAGGCTCTTGGAGCCTATTGATGCTATGAAGGAGGAGGCAGAGGAACTTATGCTGTCCGCAGAGGCAAAGATGTCCGAAGCCAAGGCCGCTCTTGAGGAAGCCGACGAGCTTATCCACAACGTCACACAAAAGCTTGACGTTGTTTCCGAGAAAGAAGCTAAAGTAGACGCAGAGGTGCAGGAGCTTGCACTGAAGCGTGGAGCTATTGAAATGGAATCAGAGTTGGTGTCGAAGGGACACGCTCGACTCAACAAAGAAATCTCCGACTTCAGGGCAGCATCGTCTGAGTCTTTGAGACACCTTGCGGAGCGTGAAGCGCGCCTCAGGGCTGAGACACAGGCAAGTGCCGCCACCCTTTCAGAGCGAGAGTCACGACTCTTGATTCTCGAGAAAGAAGTGGAGGCTGCCAAGGTGCGTCTCGAAGACGAACGCGGAGTATTACAAAGGGCTTGGGATGAATTGAAAAAGAAACAACTATGAGCGACCACAGACAACTTTTTGGGAATCCAGTTATGGCAACAGCGACAGGGACTACCTCTGCGGTGGCGTCTCTTCCTGCCGTTATAGGTACCCGTTACTACATCACCGACATTTCTGCCTCCTCTGACAAAGCTGGCTCAGTCATCCTCGTCAAGGACGGTACTACGGTTATCTGGCAAGACATCGTTGGAGCAGGGAATTACCGCATGAGTTTCAACATGCCTCTCTCTAGCACCTTTGCGAACGCCGTGAGTGTCACGGTAGATGGAGTCTCTGCTTCGAACGCTAACCTTAGTGGATACTCAATCGCCTAGTATGGAAGCCTCTCGAGACCAGAACTTCGTACCGACTGTCCTCGCAACGTCTGACGCTGACGGCTCTTCGACAGTCCCAGTGCAAGTTGATTCGGTCACGAGTTCGCTTCGCGTGAATCTCGGCACTACCGCTCCTGGAGTAACCGTGAGCGCAGTTGCAAAGCGTGATGGGAACCACGTACCAGTCCTTATGGGCGTTTCTGCTTCCGACGGAGTGACCCCGACGCCTATCCTCTCAGACCCGCAAGGTGCTTTATACATAACCTCAAGTTGATATGGCTGACGCTCCACGAGATGCAAACCGAGTAACCGTTTTGATGGGTGTGTCGTCTGTGGACGGCACGACTCCAATTCCTGTGTATGTAGACCCGACGACACATCGCATGTATGTAGACATACCTGGTGGTAGCGGAGGCGATATGACCAAGGCAGTCTACGACCCGGCTAATATCGCGCAGCAAGTTGTTGGGACGACGGCCACACAGACTATTACTGGGAAAAGTATGAGCGGTGCTTCAAACACTTTCACGAACATTCCAAATAGTGCTCTCACAAACAGCGCTATCACCATTGCAGGAACCTCAGTATCTCTTGGTGGAACCATCGCCCAAGACACAATCACTGGTCTTTCTACGACTGGTCTGGTAAAGCGCACTGCTACAAACACCCTAGGAATTGCGGTGAGTGGCACCGACTACGC